GTGACTTCACTGCCGTCTGCGCCCATCTTGAGCACGTAAACTGTTCCGTTTAGGATTGCCATTATTTCTTGTCTTTGGTGTTGTTGGCGATGAGGGCATTAAACAACAGGTCGACGTAGCCGAAGACGCGATCATCTTGAATGCTAGGTGTCAGGTTGACGACAACCTTAGCAAACGTCAACAAGGCAAGCACAAGCTCAGCCCAATTTGCTGCAATGAATTCCATACTGCAAGTTAAAGCTCTTCGCCGAACCAACCGGCTTCTTGCGCCTCTTCTTCAGTTAGTATCTCCGCGTCGCTTGGCATGAGGTACTGAAACAGCACAACGTCGTTGGTCGAGATGTAGTAGGTCATGGCTGCGCGCTCGTCAGTGGTGAGCTGTGGGAACAAGGACACCAGGGCTGTGATGTCGCGCTGCGGATGCACCTTAATAGCAAGCTCCGTGTCACCAACGCAAGCCCACTGCTCGGTGTCTGGGTGCTGGATTAGGCCAAGCAGCTGCGTCGTTACATGGCCCTCGCCATGCAGCACCTTAGGCAGCTTGAGGTTGTACAGCTGTTCGCTGATGCCTTGCGCGCGTTGCTGGCTAGTCAAGTTCAGGCGCGGCGTTACGGGGAGGTATACTGTGGCCATTAGTAAATGCTATAGTAGTTGTTGATGTCCGTCTCTATGCCGCTGCGGTTGCTGGATTGGTCAGCGTCATACACAACGAGTTCTTGTAAGGAATACATTGCAAAAGCACTCGACGCGGGAAAGCCAATATTTGCCAACGCAATACTAGTGTCAACAGTAAAAAGGCTTTGATTATTAAACGCGGTATAATTATTATTCCAAGTTGACAAAGTGTAAGAGTTGCCGTTTTTGTAAGTAGCGCTTATTGTAGAAACGCTGTTGTTCGCTGTAGAGCCACTGCCAGAAGAAGCGGGCATTATCCAATTGCTAGCGCCTCCACTTAAGAACAGGCTTTGCTGCAATACTTGTACAACTGAAAAAACATAAATAGGACCAGGTACCGTAGAAGTTACTGAAAGAGTTGTAGTGCCACCAACCGCCCGTAAAATTGGCTTCCCATTCTCAGTAATGACAGCAGAGCCGTTGTAAATCTGCGGTTGACTGCCGCCTGTGCTTTGTGTGGCGTTGTTCGTGTTGCCGCTCTGATCGTACCACGTCACGCAGTAAGCATTTGCGCTCCCTGCGAAAGTTGAAATTGCTGAAGTGTCCACGTCGCCAGAGCTATCGAAGCCGATGTCTGTCTCGCTATCGTCGCTGTCCCTGCGGATGCGCATGCAGCTACCGCTGTAGTCTTTGTCTAGCAAGCGCACAGAGTAGGCAGCCGCCGCTCCGGTGTAGGTGTCAAGCAGCTTGTCCGGTGTGCTGCCGATAACGGTGCGCACAATAAGCACGCTGCCGTTGGCCGTTATGCTGTTGATGTACGCGTCGACGATAGCCTGGATAGTCGATTGCGCAGTGTTGTCGTATGGCCCCAGCGGATACTGCTGCATCTGACTCAGCGCAGTAGGGAAGGGCGTAGCGCTGATGTACATCGTGCGGCGCACGGTGCTATCGGCTACAGTGTCGGCGAGGTAGTTGCTGATGAAGCCACGGCCCTGCGCGCTGTTGATGCCTTCGAAGTATTCGACGGTGTGGCCAGCGTTAGTCAAGGCAGTAACCGAAGCTTGAGCAGAGCTGTTGCGGCTGTTGCTGAAGAAGGCGTTGTTGCCGTCGCTCATTTGCGACTGAGCGCGGGCAAGCGATTGAGTCAGCTCGCTTGCGCTGGGCGAGGCTGTAGCACCAAAGTTGCCAAGCACAGCAAGCAGATCGCCAGTACCTACGGTTCCGCTTTGGTCTATGTCGCCAAACAACCCGTTGGGGAACATGCTATCTGTAAGCCCAGCGTCGGCACCGTACTCAGTGATGACGCCTTGCAGCATGCTAATGGTAGCCTTGTCAGAACTGTCGTGGGTAACGCTGCCCTCTGGGAACTCCAGCGTGTTGGCTGTGTCGCTATTGGCTGCGTCAGTTTCCTGTACCGTTAGGCTGCCGCCGCCGCCGCCGCTTGCAATGGTGGCTGTGTTGCCGCTTATGTCTACAGTATTGTCGCTAAACACAAGGTTGGTGACTGCGCCGCTGCTGTCGTTGTCGCTGACGCTGATAGCGTTGTTGGGCGTAACGGTGTGGCTGCCAGCTTGACCAGTGCGCTGCACGCGCATGTTGTATGTGTGCTCAGTGATATAGACGCCCTGCTCTTGGTCGAAGTCTATGTCGCTGGTATCGAAGTCTATAGACTGCACAGCTACAGTGCCACCGGCTGGGCCGATGTCGCCGCCTTGACGATCAAGCGCAGTGCGCACAGCTATACCCAGGTTCATAGCTTCCGCGTAGTCGTCGCTAACGATGTAGAGCTCGACGCGCGCAGTGTCTAGATCAGAGCTTCCTGTCTTGGTTCCGCTGGGCGTCGTGTCGCTAATGGTGTAAGCAACAAAAGGCACATCAGCGTCCTGCTGCGCTATCTCTGGATAGATGCGGTCAGCGCAGATAGCGCCTACGTCGCTGCTGTCTTTGAGCAGATAGTAAATAGCTTTTCCTGTCTCCATGCTTATAGCTTCTTAACCCACTTGTTGTAAATTCGTCTATACGAAACAAGTTGGAGGCGCCTGATCTGAGGCTGTATGCGGCTGAGGGTCGGCGTTATCCTATTATAGAACTTGCTTCCGTCAGAGCGCTTGCCGCTATAGCCAATCTCGAAACCGTATTCAGCTAAGTGCGCGAAGTAACCGTCGTAGCGAACGCTGCGGCGTCCGGCTATAGGGCCGACAAGCACGTTGACTTTGGAGCCCTTAGCCTTGCGCGCGAAGATGCTGCGCCTCAGTGTGTTAGCTGGTATCGTCTTTTCAATGACGCCCTTGCCCTTGTCTTTGCCTCGTCGCCGACGCTTGTAAACTTTAAACTCTTTGTTGCTCTGCGGAAGGCTGCGCTTGATGATGCGCACAGCGGCGCGCCCCATGCGCAAGTTCTGGCTGAGTAGCTCGTTGCGCATATCCTTAGGGAAGTCGCCCAGCTTACCAATCTTGCGATCAAGCTCTTTGAGCCCGATGATGTCGCCAACGTCTACGCCGCTTTCGCTGCCGCTCAGTGATCTACCGCGACCGCGACCGCGCTGCCCGCTCAGATATTCTCTAAGCCTAACGCCCATCAGTGCCTTTCTCTTTGCAGAAGATGCGCAAGCCGTCGCGCCTGCCTATCTCCTCGAAGCCGAGGATGTCATAGTTGCGCCCGTCAAATATCACAGTATCGTCTTGCGCAATGCTGAGAGCGCTAACGTCAGCAGTAGGATTCGGATGGCGCACCACAAAAACAACATCTCTAGTTGGGTATAGTTGGTAAGCTTTGACGCTCTCAGTTGCGCTGCCTGGATACAGCACGTCGGCCCACATAGCTGTGTCGGTATGGCTGGAGCTGGTAGGCTGGCCATAGTCATCTTGCGCCAGCGTATGCTGTCGGATAGTTATGCTGCGATCGCGTCGACCTGCGTTCTTCATGGGTTAACGATAATGCGATGTGGGTTCAGCATAGCGTCAGTTCCAAGCTTCACGCGACTGGTGATAGTGCCAGTAACCTCATCGGTGCGCATGTCGTATAGATGCCCAACGATTAGCTTAATGGCCGCAATGATGCCTCCAGGGATGTCTGCGGGCGCATAGCCTACAGTAAAGCCAATGTTGATAGGCGTTAGGCTGTACTCCTCAACGCTAGGTGTGTCGTGAAAGCAAATCTGCGCGGGCTCCCGCTTGATGTCGAAGTGTACGTTGTAGCTACTTAGCGTTGTCTCTACTCCTGAGCTATTGAGATACTTAGTATCACCTACAGCGGACAGCGGACCCACTGGGAACGTAGCGGCTTGCCATGATCGAAGGTATCCGGTGGCAAGATATGAGCCCAAAAGCACGTTGCAGTAGTTTTCAACGTAGGTGATGGCAGCTTGGCGCGCAGCTTCAATCAAACTGTCCTCAAGTGCATGAGTTACACGGAGATGCTTCTTGAGCTCGACTGTTGAAATAATCTGCTCAGCCAGAGCTGTGGAGCTCACATCGGTTTGCAGTGCGCCTAACGTTATTTGCATGCCCTAAAAATAAGAAAGCCCAGCGCGATGGCCGGGCTTTCTCGTTGATGTTAGTTGCAATCAGTCCGTAGTGTCGGCTTCGTGCGTAGCAATCGCTCCAGCTTGACGCATGTCAAAGTCGTAGAAGCGGTTGACGTGGATGTTGATTTGTCCAGTGCCAGCTGAGCTGAATGGATCAACAAGCAAATCGACGCCGCCGAAGAATGCCATGATGCAAGCTTGCGCGAAGTTGCCGAAAATGACGTTCTCCAAGCCTGTAACGTTTACGTTAGGCGTAGCGAAGTAGCGATACTCACCAAGCAAAGTCGTGATGTTGCTTACAGCGGAAGCCTGACGCAACAGCTTGTGTGCTGTAGTTGTGTCGGCTACCAAGCTAACGTTGCTCAAATCACCACCAGCGTTCGCAACAGCTTGCTCGAGAGCGAAGATGGTGTCAGCCTGGTTGCTGCTAGTGAGGTCAACTGTAGTAGTTGGCGTCTTAGCAGTCAGGATAGCTCCGAAGCAAGTCTGGTCGATGTGCTCATTGACACCAGCAACCAAGTCGCGAGCAATAACAGCGTCGACGTCAGGACCGCCCTGCACAAGCAAAAGCTTGGAGTAGGTAGTCTTGTTAGATACGCGCTGCGGGCTAAGCGTCAGCGTGTCCATCTCCATGCCGCTGTTTGCGTTAGCGTCAACCTCGCCTTCGGTAGCAGCTCCAGCCTTTACGCTGATGCGTGGGAACTGAAGGTTACCAGTTGCACCGTTGATGACGGTAGTGCCTACCTGCTCAATGAGCGAGGGAGCGCGCAGCGCCTCGATAGCGTTGCCAACGTTAGTAGGAACGAAGCCAGAGCCATCGCCGCTACCTGCTTGGAAGTTGTCAGCTCCACCAGCACGCAGTGCGATACCAGGAATG